GGCCTACAGATTTGGCATTGACATTAACAACCAGGCCGCATTCGCTCGTATGCACTTTGAAGTGAAAGGCCAAGGCTTAGGCTTTGACCCAGCAGAAGACATTGTAAATGCTGGTAAAGTCAAGGATTTTATTTACGACACTGTTCTTCCTGTTTTAAAAGAAGAAACTTTAAAAGGCGATCCCGTCTTTGGTCAATTTATTACACCAGAAGAATTTGCAGATGAAATGTTAAGGGGCCTGGATCCAGCAGATACTCCTGATGAATGGAAGGAAATTTTACAGCGCTATGGCCTTCAAGATTTTGCTGGCAATATTCAAGAATTAAAAGAGTACATTATCGAAACATTGCGCACAGGCTCTGCTCAGCAGATCCGAGAAGAAATCAAGTACTTAAACGAAAAGCGTCAAAAACCAACCCAAGAAATTCTTGGTGTTACCTACATTCAAAGGCCAGAAGATTATAAAGATGAACTGGCAAAGCCAACAACTGAGCTGTACGCTATATTCCAGAAGGCAGGATTCCAAGGGACAGAGGATGAGTTTTACAATGATTTCTTTCCTGACCTTGATAGAAGTGAACAAATAACACTCACGAAGGCGGGAAGAGACGAAAGACTAGAGGCTTATGGTCTTGATCTTTCTGACCCATTTGCCTCACTTGGTACTATCGAAAGTTTCTTTCCAGATTACCAAGCAGAAGCAGATAAGGAAGCAAAAGAGCAATCACCTGCTGAAAAGTTCACAAGTTATTTTAAAATTGGTATAGACGACGAAGAGGAAGAAGATTACAAATCTGATGCAGGTCAGAAATTCCTCGGTGAGTTCACTTCTATGTTCAAAGGTCTCTAATGTCAGATAAACGTAAAAAGGCAGCCAAGGCAGCCAAGCTCGCCAAGGATGACATGGAGTGCAACAAGCCTCGTCGTACTCCTGGCCATGCCACTAAGTCACATGTTGTTAAAGCTTGTGAAGGCGGTGAGGAGAAGATCGTTCGCTTTGGCCAACAGGGTGTAGAAGGCGCAGGCAGAAATCCGACCACAGAAAAGGACAAAGCCCGCAAGAAGTCTTACTACGCCCGGCACAACGCCCAAGATCCGAATCCCGACAAAATGTCCGCCAGGTACTGGAGCCATCGCGTGAAGTGGATGATTCTAAGTGGTATGATAATCCCAGAGTTTTTACACGCATGTCTTCACGTTGGAACTACGTTGACGTAACTTGCGAAAAATGTCCTGCAGAAAGCTCAATACGAATTGACCAATATAATCGCAAGGGAAAGCAGTGGATTTGCCGTTCTTGCGCATTTAGCGGCAGAAAACTAAACATTAAAGAACCTTCGCCAAAACATGACCCACGAAAATTGGGAGCATGGAAAAGCTATTACAGAGCAATGAAAAGAGTCAGAGATAATCATCACGGCGTTTATGCAGACGTTTGTTTCAAATTTGAAAGTTTCCAACAATTTTGGGAGGAACTAGGCGAAAGGCCAGAAGGTAAAAGCCTTGACCGCATCGATCCCTGGGGCCACTACGAACCAGGTAATGTCCGTTGGGCTACTCATATAGAGCAATGCAACAATAGAAGAAGGCAAAAACCTAAAACCCGGTAAAGTGGTGACGTTCCTTCCCCATGAAGAAAATGAAGAAAGGCGGTGGCTTCACAGCTGGCAAGCCTAAAAAGACCCGTCAGGGCCAAGGTATAAATTCAAAAGCAAATCACGGCCGCAAGAAAAAACGCGGTCAAGGCTGATTGCCTTTTTATTTGTGTAATATGGGAGTACTTGTTGTATTCCCATGGGCGAATTTCGGGAAGCTGTAGAACTTATTCGTAAGTACGAAGGTTTCAGCGAAAAAGCATATCCGTCTGGGGACGACGGCAGATACACTGTCGGCTATGGTACTCAGTACTACCCAGACGGTACGCCCGTCAAACAAGGGCAATGGTGTACAAAAGAGAAAGCCATGGAGTATCTGTTCCAAGAGGTGAAGACGATCCGTTCACTCTTAGATGATCTCAAGCTAAATCTTGATCACTCCATGGAGCAAGCGTTGATTTCGTTTGTACATTCCATCGGATGGAACCCCTTTTTGTACAGTACCATTGTTGATGCTATTGAGCGTGACGATCTCTCTGAAGCAGCAGAAGAGATGATGAGCTGGATTTTTGATGAGAATCACGAAATAATTGGTGGCCTTTTAGATCGCCGTAGGGAAGAAGTCGCGCTGTTCTTAAGAGAAGTTGATGGCAATCCCTGGGCCTCTACAGAGGTATTGATGACAGCATTCCGTAACTACTCCGCTGCTCCGCACCAAGTCCGAGCAATTCGAACACTAGAGGAAAACATCAATCCTTATGTGTTGGCAGAATTCGCAAACAACTTTCGGATCTCAGAAAGTCCCTGGATTCCGCTTTGTTCTGAAGAGCTAGATTCCTTGTTTGCTAATTAGGCTTAGAATATTCCTATCAAAGTCGCTAGGACGAGATGGAGAGGCAAGTTGAACCACGGCAGTTTGAGTTGCCATTGGAACTGCAGTTCTCCATGCGTAAAGCTGAGATGGCTGCCCAAGAAATGACTTGGGATGAACTCTATTACGCATTGCTCAACCTCTACCATCAGCGACTGATGGAGTGGCATGCAGTTAAAGAGATATTGGCGGATGAAAACATCGAACTGAACTTTGATGTTCCCACCGATCTAGAACTAGAAGAACTCGCCGCCGCCTGCGCAGGTTACGAAGACGACGACGACGAAGAAGAGTGTCAGCCGTTCTGAGCTTCCACGAACTGAATAAGACGGTCCAGGTACCACTGGGCCTTTTTTAATGACTGAAGCCCGCCTTTGTGACGTTCCCGCCAAAGGTATTTAACAACATTGCCCTTGAGATAACCACGGAATTCCTCAAGGGTTTGCTGAGCTTCAATCCCTTCAATGCACTCAATGGCACCATCGGTGTAATGAGGTGGATGATTAACCTCATCAGCCTGGATCACAGGAGGCTCCTCTTTCACGGCCCAGGGCACAGGACAAACGCCGCCAGGGCACTCACTAACTTCTCCTATCGGATCAAACCACGTCGTTTGGCTGATTCCAGTTTCTCCTCCTCGTCCGGCTCCTCTAGTTCCAGCACCAGAGTCTTGGGTTTCGGAGATGCTCCCATTGCCAAGCCCTCCTCCATCGACGGAATATATCCCGTCATTCCAGGACGTGCTCCCTCGAGATTCAACGGATTCCTTTCTAGCCCCTGCTCGCATGCAACTAGACCACGGTTGTACATGTCATATAAGGGTACATCATTTTCTTCGTTTGCGAGCGGCTGACCAAAGTCTTCAATAGACAAACAGCGTTTCTTGACTTCATCTTGAACGAAGCTATCCAAGAAACCGGCCGAATCACCGTGGTACATGGGATATGAGTCTTGAATTATTCCTTCTACAATAGTATCATGGCAAGAATTTTCGAACCGGTCTACGATCCCCGTCAAGACTCTGGTAGCTCAGGGTCGGAAGTCTCGGATCTACATCCAGAACGTGCTTACGACACGGACTTACGTCGCATCGACGAAGACGAGCGTGGTGACGTAGAGGCTATCAATGATAAACAAGAAAGAGTTGGCCGCTTTATTAAGGCAGCCAAGACGGCTGGTAAATACAAGCAACAAGCCTCTATTGCTGAACCCACCATTCGTGGTGAGACACCTCGAAATCCGGCCAGCATTGCTGGATCAGAAGTGCCAAGCAAAGGTGACACATTCCCCCAAGCAGGGAGCACGAACTATGCTCGCAAGCCTGGAGGAAGCTTTGGTACCTTTTACGGCTACTAAATCCAGTTGGTATTGAAGTCTTCCAGGTCTAGTGCATCTTGGATCTCACCGAGTAGATCTTGCACTTGATTGAGAACCCATTGCGTGTTCTCAGACCTGAACCTTGTAAATGCGGAGGACAACTCCTGATTTTCAAGGAAGACAACCTGCTTTTCCAAGATCTCAATGATCGCAATACGTTGGTCTAGATCATTGCGTTCCATAATCAGGCCTTCGAATAGACAACTTCTTGTGCCTGGTTTTGGTACTTACCCTTACGATCCTGGTACGAGACCTCGCAGGGAGTGCCACGAAGGAATAAAAGCTGAATAATGCCTTCGTTAGCGTAGATACGGTTGAACTGACCAGTGGCGTTGCTGATTTCCAGGGTCAAGTAACCCTCCCAGCCAGCCTCTGCAGGAGTGATGTTAGCGATAATGCCAGAGCGAGCATAGCTGCTTTTGCCCATAGCGATCACAGTCACATCCTGGGGCAGCTTGAGACGCTCTTCTGCGACTGCCAAGCAGTAGCCATAGGGAGGAAGAAGGAAGTATTGGCCCTTTTCGTCTTCCTGCAGCTCAGCAGAACTCAGGATCTTGGGATTGAAGTCTTTGGGATCAGAAACGCCTTCCTGGATTCGACCAAAAATAAGACACTGTTTTGGGGAAAGACGGATGTCATACCCGTAAGAGCTGAGTCCATAGCTGAGAATACGGCGACCATTCTCCTCATTGATGAGTCGATCATTGAAAGGCTCGATCATTGCCTGTTCCAAGGCAAAGTTTTTAATCTCGGCGTCGCAGAGGATTCCCATAGATCCCATTAATCGTCTTTAACTATACCGGGTTCAATAGATTACGCGACCTTTTTCCTCGTATATGTCGATAAATTTCTGTGTGGCAGCTGCGGAATTGGACTGTGGCTGTAGATACACCAGAAATGAAGTACAAGTCCTATGAGTCCCAACTCCTTCACTGGAATTCTTCATTAAGGTTGGAACCGTACGCAGGATGCAGATGGGAAAATCAAAGATTTTTTGCTCATACCGTAT